CACCTTGATACTACATTTATGGGCGGCTTACAAGTTGAAATTTTAAGAAGAACTAGAACAGGCAGTTTGCAAGGTGAAACGGTTAATTGTAAATATGCAAGTCCATTTGCAGGACAAACACCATATACTGGTTTAGGATACGGTGCTGATTACAAAAGCACACAAAAAAGTTATGGATTTTGGGGAGTTCCGCCTGATATAGGAACACAAGTAATTGTAGTCATGCCTGAAGGCGATTTTTCGCAGGCATTTTGGATTGGCTGTGTTCCAGATGTTGGCATGAACTTTGCTGTTCCGGGAAATGCGGCAACTATGTATAACGATACTGATCCTAGTAAACCTTTGCCTGTAGCTGAATACAACAAGCGTGTAGACGATCCTAAAGGTAGCGATATTACTAAAATTGTTAAACCAGTAAATCCTGATGTTTACGAAAGACTTGACAAAGCAGGACTAGTTGGCGACCATGTTCGTGGAACAAATACATCAAGTGCTCGGAGAGAATCACCTAGTACAGTATTTGGTATTTCAACTCCTGGCCCTTCAGACTTAGACGGACCAAAACATGCTTACGGACCAACTCCAGGAAGTTCAATCCAAAAAGCATATAGCAGATTAGGCGGCCAGTCATTTATTATGGATGACGGTGATTTAACACTTCATCGTAGAACACCGGCTGGCGGCGACCAAGGTGGTCCTGTTGATTATGCTAATTTTGAAAAAGGTGACAAATCAGGTGATAAGAAAATACCTGCAAACGAGATGATAAAGCTACAGACTCGTACAGGGCATCAAATAATATTACATAATAGTGAAGATCTAATTTATATTTCTCACGGCAGCGGCAATAGTTGGATTGAATTAACTGCTGATGGAAAAATTGACATATATGCTAAAGACAGTATAAGTGTACATTCGGATAATGATATTAATTTTGATGCAGGCAGAGATATTAATTTTACTGCTAAAGAAGATATTAATATTGTTGCTGATAAAGATATTAAAATGCATTCTTTAGAAAATATGACACAACATACAAATAATTTTAAAATGCATGTTGAAGAACAATCTGATATTAGAATTGACAAAGACTCGTTGATAACTGTAGGCGGAGACCTTGATTTACTTGTAGAAGACAACTATAAAATTACAGTTAAATCTAATATGGAAACAGCAGTTGATCTAAAATCTATTTTATCAGCAAATATTATATCTGAGAAAGCAGACGTGGATCATACAATGGGATCAAATAACACATATATCGATGGTCGTTTAGAGGTTAACGGTACTGCGTCTATTAAATTTATTACTACAGATGCGTTAAACGGAACAAATGCAGGAACGTCTTGGGCAGATCTATCTCCAGGAGATAATCAAATATTGGGTAACAATAATTTTAGATATAATGGAGACAATCCTCTTAATGCGTTAGAAGCTGAGGAAGCGGCTGAATATGAAGATGAAGATTTTGCATTTTATACAAAGCGTATACCTGCGCACGAACCTTGGCCACAGCACGAAAATTTAGATCCTAAATCAATGCAACCAGATGAAACACAATCAACTGAAAAAGAAAGACCTGAAGAAGAGGAAGTAGAGTTTGAATTCCCTCCAATCGATGACACATTTAAGAAGGGGCAATAAATGAGCACAATAGAAAAATCACTATATCAGCAAACTAAAGTAGCAGTAGGATCTAAAAAAGATAATGTTTATCTAAAAAGTCCTACATACAAAGGTTTTAGCACACTTAATGAAATACAAAGTAGTACTACACTTTATGACATTGCACTAATTAAACAAGATATTATAAATCATTTTCATATTAGAAAAGGTGAAAAGTTAAGTGATCCAAATTTTGGAACAATTATCTGGGACGTATTATTTGAACCTTTAACAGACCAAACACGTAATCTTATAATTAAAGATGTGTCTGATGTTATCAACTATGATCCTCGAGTTTCAGTTAATCAAATTACTGTTGATACTTACGAAAGTGGTATTCAAGTTTCGTGCGAGCTTGTGTATAAACCTTACTCAATTGTTGAAAAACTGCAATTTCAGTTTGATGAAAATGCTGGATTTTTTACTGGATAAATTATATACGCGGTTAATCAAAACTGCTAAATATTACAAAGATATAAGGAATAAAGATGTCCTCAACTGACAGACAAAATAGATTGTTATTATCGGAAGATTGGAAACGAGTTTACCAGTCATTCCGTAATGCAGACTTTCAAAGTTATGACTTTGATAACTTGCGTAGAACTATGATTCAATACCTCAGGGACAACTATCCTGAAGACTTTAATGACTATGTAGATAGTTCAGAGTATCTCGCACTAATTGATCTTATTGCTTACTTAGGACAAAACATTGCTTTCCGTATTGATTTAAACGCTCGTGAAAATTATATGGAACTTGCTGAACGTAGAGAGTCTGTCCTGCGTCTTGCACGTTTACTTTCGTATAATCCAAAGCGTAATCAAGCTACAAACGGGCTTGTAAAATTAGATAGTGTAAAAACTACTGAACAAATAATTGATAGCAATGGAAACAATTTACAAGAGCAAACGATTGTTTGGAACGATGTTTCAAATTCAGACTGGTATGAACAATTTATAAAAGTATTGAACTCAGGTCTTCCTGCAAATTCTAAATTTGGCAAACCAACTAAAAAAGAAACAATATCAGGAATATCAACAGAGCAGTATAGATTTAATTCATCAAATGAAGATATTCCTACATATCAATATAATAAAATTATTGATGGTCGAAACTTGCCCTTTGAAATAGTTTCAACTGATATTACTAATTCTAGCATACAAGAAGAAGCACCGTTTCCGGGTAATAAATTTGCAATAATTTATAAAGATGACGGCAAAGGTGTTGCAAGTAACTCGACTGGATTTTTTAGTCACTTCCGTCAAGGCTCGTTAGATCAAGGCGTATTTACAGTTAACAATCCTAGTTCAAATCAGTCAATTGCAGTTGAAGCTCCAGACATTAATGATACTGATGTTTGGTTGTACAAGCTAGACACTGAAGGCAATGAAACTGAGCTTTGGAAAAAGGTTGAAGCACTACAAGGCAATAATGTAGTTTATAACAGTTTATCAAAATCAGAAAGAAATATTTATAGTGCGTTAACACGAGTTGACGATAGAGTAACATTAGTATTCAGCGACGGTGTTTTTGGTAATTTGCCTCAGGGTACTTTTAGAGTATATTTTAGATCTAGTCAAAATGAACGTATAGTTCTTACACCAAAAGATTTTAGTAATATTTTAGTTAGTGTTCCTTATATATCACAGTCAGGTAAATCAGAAGAATTAACATTATTGTATAGCTTGTACTATACTGTTGACAATGGAGCATCTAGCGAAAGTACTGACACTATTAGATTTAATGCGCCGTCAACATATTATACACAGAATAGAATGGTTACTGGCGAAGACTATCAGGTTGCACCACTTGGAATAAACCAAAAAATTGTCAAAGTAAAAAGTGTAAACAGAACAGCAAGCGGTATTAGTCGATATTTTGACTTAATTGATGCAACTGGCAAATATTCACAAACTACACTTTACGGTAACGATGGTGTATTATATAAAGAATACCAAAATAAATTAGAAGGCTTTTCTTTTACAACAAAAACAGATGTTGAAGGAGCAACTGAAAATACTATTATTCCGCTGTTATCAGACAAAAAACTTAGAAATTTTTACTTTGATCAGTTTCCAAAGATCTTAACAGATGACTTAGGAATAAAATGGAAACAAACAACAGTCGAAACAAACTTGTCTACTGGTGTATTTCAAAGTGCTGACGGAATAAATCTTAAATTAGGTTCGTTTACGTCAACTATAATGTCATTACTAAAACCCGGAACTTTAATTAAATTTTTAGCCCCTGCGGGTAAACACTTTGATAGACAACTAAACTTAGTTGATGGACCGCCTAGTGTAATCGGTGATTTAGAATATAAATGGGTAAAAGTAATTTCTGTAAATGGTACAGGCATTGAAACACGGTTAGATGGCACTGGTCCTGTTTATCTTAATGATGAAATACCTACAGGAGCACTACTCGGTGAAATTAAACCTGCATTAGCAAATAACTTAATCGACAGTGTTAAGCAACAAGTTATTGATCAAATATTTGTGTATAAAACATTTGGTCTACGTTTTGACCAAACTAGTGGCGAATGGAGACTAGTTACAGAAAACAATTTGTCAATTGGAACTGAATTTTCTACTGGTAAAGCCGGCGATACTACAAATCAGCAATTAGATGCAAGTTGGACCGTACTCTTTCAAAATGACGGCGAACGTTACACTATTACATACAGAGGTATGAGATATGTATTTGAAAGCGATAGCGAGATTAAGTTTTATTATGATCCAAAAGAAAAGATATACGATAGTAAAACAGGAAAAATTATTAAAGATGCAATTACGGTATTGAATATAAATTATAAGCCAGATGACGTTAATGCTTTTACAAGAGATTTTGATTGGGAAATAGTTGATGCATACAGAGATCTTGAAGGATATGTTGATAGTAAAAAATTAGAAATTAGTTATTTTGATGCTGACGAAGATGGAATAGTTGATGATGCAGATTTATTTGAAGAAATTATAGCACCAACAGTTAATGTAAAATCTAAGTATGTTATATTTCAAAAAATAACTTCAGTTGACGGCGTCGAAGATTTTAACTATCTAAACAATAGTAATAATACAGTAATAATATTAAACACTAAAGCAGAATTGCGCCCGTTCAGTGAATATAAAAACGGACAGGTATTTTATTATATTGACACTAATGTATTTGAAGTACTAGATCAAACAACATTAAAACTATCTATTAGTGCAGATTATAAAGCTAGACTGGGTAGAAATAATTTAAAGTTTAGATACTACCATGCGGCTAGTGCAGAAGCAAGAATTGATCCAAGTGCAAGTAATATTATTGATATGTACATACTTGATAGAAATTATGATGTAAACTATCGTTTGTGGTTATTAGAAAATTCAATTACTCAGCCATTACCGCCAAGCAGTGATGAGTTGTTTATATCTTATGCTAGTGAATTAAACAAAATTAAGTCACTTACTGATGAAATAATATATCATCCAGTTAAGTATAAAGTACTATTTGGTAATAAGGCAACAGACGATTTGCAAGCTACTTTTAAAGTTGTAAAAAATAAAGATAAAGTTTTAAACGACAATGAAATTAAAACACGTATCGTAACAGCAATAAATCAGTTCTTTGCATTAGAGAACTGGGACTTTGGCGAACCGTTTTACTTTTCAGAACTTGCAAATTATGTAATGTATCAACTTGCACCAGATTTGTCTACATTTATTATTGTGCCAAAACAAGAAGATCAAAGTTTTGGTAGTTTATATGAAATTAAAGCAGAAGCAGATGAAATTTTTATAAGTGGTGCATCAGTTGATGATATACAAGTTATTGATGCTGTAACTGCTTCAAGGCTTAAAGCAGAAAATACAGTAATTACTCAAGTTACTTCAGCAAATACTGGAATACAAAGTTCAGCTTTAGACGATGCATCGTCTAAAATTACATCTACTACTAATGTAATTAATAATACTAATACAGGGACAACTTACTAATGGCAAAAAATGATCAAAATGAATTTCCATTGCCAAATGGTTCTAACTCTAATAAGCGTGAAAGTGCTAGACACTTACCAAAATATTTTAGAACAGATAAAAACCAAAAGTTTTTAAAGTCCACATTAGATCAAGTATTACAACCTGGAGTAGCTGAAAAAATTAGTTCTTATGTTGGGCGTAAAACAGCTAAATCATTTTTATCTACAGATAACTATCTAAGTGACATATCGTCTGATAGAACAAATTATCAGTTAGAGCCTGCTAGTATTATTCAAGACTCAAACGGTAATGTTGACTATTACGCTGACTACCGAGATTACATAAATCAGATTGCTAATTTAGGCGGATCAAATAATAATCACGGTAGGAATACTAAAGAAGAATTTTATTCTTGGGATCCTCATATTGATTGGGACAAGTTTACTAACTTTCGAGAGTATTATTGGCTACCGAATGGACCTCGATCAGTTTTTGTTCCGGGCGAGCAAAAAGAAATTACAAGTACTTACAAAATTAGTTTGTCTGAGGCATTAGGTGATTACTCATATGTGTTTACACCAGATGGCTTATCTAAGAACCCTATACTAAAATTGTATAGAGGTGTAAAGTATATATTTGAAATTGATACTCCTGGATTTCCTATAACCTTTAAGACACAACGTACTATTGATGATTCATTTTTATTAGTTGACGGCATTTCAGCTCAAAAAGTTGAAAATGGAATTATTGAATTAGAATTAGGAACAGATTCACCTGAAGAATTATTTTATACATCTGAAAATGATATTAATCTTGGCGGATTGATCAGAGTAGCAAATCAAGAAGATTCTCAATTTATTGATGTTAACGCAGAAATAGTTGGAAAGAAAAATTATACAACTAGGGATGATTGGACATTAACTAACGGTTTGAAGGTTAGATTTAGAGGCGATGTACAGCCTGAACAATATAGAGATTCAGAATGGTATGTTGAAGGTGTTGGTAATGAAATAAAATTAATTTCTGCACTTGATGTTGAAGTTTCATTTCCAGTTGGAATTGATGTAGAAGTACCATTTGATGCTGATGAAGGGTTTGACCAATTTCCGTTCTCTCAAGCAATTGGATATCCAGAAAACAAAGATTATATTACAATTAATAGAGCAAGTCCTGATGGTAATTTTTGGTCTAGATACAATAGATGGTTTCACAAAGATGTAATTGAGCTTGTAGACACAATTACTAACAATACAATTAGTATTGATCAAACTCTTCGTGCAAGTAGGCCAATTATTGAATTTGAAGCAGGACTAAAACTATACAATTTTGGAACAAAGTCAAAAGGCACAGTTGACTTAATTGATACATTTACTACAGATGCTTTTAGTACAATTGAAGGAAGTTTAGGATATAACATTGATAATATTCAATTATCACAAGGTATGCGAGTTGTATTCTTAGCAGACACTGATCCGTTAGTTAATAGTAAGATTTTTGAAGTTAAATTTATTCAGTTTAAAGGAAGTGGAACAGATGGGCAACTAACATTAGTTCCTGCAGAAGATAGTGAACCTGCAATAGGCGAAAATATTCTAGTAACTAGAGGTACCGAAAACGGCGGTAAAGTTTGGTACTACGACGGATCTGTTTGGCAAGTAGCACAAGAAAAAACACAAACTAATGTGTCACCTATTTTTGATGTTTTTGATGAAAACGATATTAGTTATTCTAACACAAATACATATCCTGCATCATCATTTCGTGGTAATAAGATTTTTAGTTATAGAGAAAACCGATTGGGTGTTGTTGACAGCGAATTAGGTTTTGGTCTAAGTTATAAAAGTATTGAAAATGTAGGCGATATTGTATTTGACTTTAACTTTAATCAAGAATCATTTCAATTTCAGATCAATGAAAGTTTAAATGTAATACCAGTTAATCAAGGATTTTTACGAAAATATCGCAGTAACAACACATTTGAAGTTGTTAACATATACACTAAAGCTAATGTTACAAGTGAACAAAGAGTTATACTTCAGTATGTAAACGATAATACTAGAACACAATATCCAGTTAATTGTTTTGATCGTAGTGCAGAACTTACTGATTTAAAATTTACAGTATTGTGTAATAATGAGATTAAGTATGAAGGTACTGACTATGAATGCATATCAGGACCCGATAAAGTTAAAAATATTAAATTTAAATACAGCATACCCGACAATGCATCAATTATTATAAAATGTTCATCGGCAGCCATTAAAAATAATAACGGTTATTATGAAATTGCAAACAACCTTGAAAAGAATCCGTTAAATGAAGATTTAGTATCATTTACGTTAGGTGAAGTAAATGATCATGTGTTTAGTATAACAGAAAATGTCCCAGGGTTTTTAGGTAAGTTTCCGGGCTCGAGTAATTTAAGAGACTTAGATAATTTAAGTAAGTATGGAAGAAAGTTTATTAAACATAGTTCTCCATTAAACTTATCAATGTATAGTATTATTGATAAACCTTCTAATATTATTAATGCTACTAGGTATTCAAAAAAAGAATATGCTAAATTTAAAAGACAATTTATAGAGTCGGCAGAATCTATTGGTTTTACTGGCAGTGTAAAAAATCATGTTAATAAAATTATTTCAGAAATAGTTAAAAGTAAAACTAATGTTATGCCGTTTTATTTTAGTGACATGGTTCCTTTTGGAACAGCAATTACAACTAAAATAATAGTTGAAGATACTCAAGCAGAATTTTATGCACTAAACACACCATTTACGTTAAACGAATTAAGCACACGAGCAGTAACAGTATATAAAAATGATGTTCAGTTATTGCACAATAGAGATTATACATATAATACCGAAGGATTCTTAGTAATTACTGCTACTAAAGAAATTGGCGACATTATTGAAATAAACGAATACGACACAACAAATGGATCGTTTATACCGCCAACTCCTAGTAAATTAGGTTTGTATCCAATATTTGAACCTAAAATATTTCAAGATAATACATTTAGTAGTAACCCTACTGTTATTAGAGGGCATGACGGAAGTATAGTAAAAGCGTTTGGTGATTATAGAGATGATTTAATTTTAGACTTAGAAACTAGAATTTTTAATAATATTAAAGTTCAATACGATCCTGCATTGTTTAACATACATTCTTATATTCCGGGATTAAATCGAAATACATCGTTTACACGAGACGAAGTAAATTCTCCGTTAACTTCAGACTTTTTACAATGGATGAAGTTAGTTGATAAAGATTATACAACTCATAATTATTTTGATAGAGATAATACATTTACATTTAATTACTCGTTATTATTAGACAAAAATGGTGATCAACTTCCAGGTTGGTGGAGAGCAATTTACAGATACTATTTTGATACTGACACTCCGCATACAACACCATGGGAAATGCTAGGATTTTCTATTAAGCCAACATGGTGGGAAACACAATATGGTCCAGCACCATATACAAAGAATAACTCTTTAATGTGGGAAGACTTAGAAAAAGGTATAATTAGAAAACCTAATGAAGCAATTAGTATTAATAAATTATATTGTCGTCCAGGGCTAAAAAGTTTTATTCCAGTTGATGCTTCTGGTAATTTGCTAGGACCTTCAGACTGTAATATTCCAAAGCGATTTGATACGCAGTCTTTAAATAGTGGGTTTGTGTTTGGAGATGGCAGTCCAGTTGAAGATGCTTGGATTAATAGTTCCGAATATCCATTTGCAATTCTAACTAGTTGGTTAATTAATAGTACACCTTCTGCACTAGCTACAGGATTTGATAGATCAAGACAGGTACGCAATGCAATAGGGCATATTGTATATAAAGATACAAAAAATCATATTACATTAAAAGATATTTGTTTTCCAACAGGTATTGATAATGCTGATCAAAAATTAACTTCAGGCTTTGTAAATTATATACAAGGATACATGGCGTATAATCTTACTAATAAGTTTATAGAATATCAAAATAACTTAAAGTCTATAAAAAATAAACTTGCATTTAAATTAGGCGGCTTTACAGATAAAAGTAAATTTAAATTAATACTTGATAGTCGAACACCTACTAATCAAGGTAACGTATTCATTCCAGAAGAAAACTATCAAATATTCTTAAACACAAGTACTCCGATTAAAACTATAAACTATAGCGGCGTCATTGTTGAAAAGGTACAAGGCGGTTTTGCAATTAGAGGATACGATAACGAACTACCGTATTTTAATTATTACCAAGCGTTGTCGTCTGCAAAAGACATTGAAATAAACATCGGTGGCATATCAGATTCTTTTATAAGTTGGGACGAAAATAGAACATATGCAAAAGAATCTATAATAGAATATAACGGATCATATTTTAGAGCAACTTCTACATTTACGTCTAGCTCAGAGTTTGACACTACTAATTTAGTAAAACTTCCTAAACTACCTGTAACAGGAGGAAGAGACGGCGTATTTAAAAATAGATTTAATACTGATAATGTATTAACTATTTCTTACGGTACAATTCTTACTACAATACAAGATGTAATTGATTTCTTACTAGGTTATGAACATTGGTTAGTTAAGCAAGGATTTAGATTCCAATGGTTCGACGGCACAGAAAATATAATATCAGATTGGAAAAATGCCGCTAGAGAATTTATGTTTTGGACATCGCACTCTTGGGGTGAAGGTGCATTAATAGCGTTGAGCCCGGCTGCTGATCAAGTTTGGTTTACAACTGAATACACTAAAGTAGATAGTGTAGCTGATAACTTCTTTGGATACGGACTACTAAAATCAGACGGTAAGCCGTTAGAAAGTAAGTTTCTTAAAATAGATAGAATAGACAGAAATAATTTTAAGATAACACCAACATTAACTGCTGACGGTGTATATTCTATTAAAATTCCTTTAACACAAACTGAACATATTGTAATGATTGATAATACTTCTGTGTTTGGCGATGTGGTATATCAGCCTGCAACAGGCTATAGACAAGATAGAATAAAAGCATTTGGGTATCGCACTACAGACTGGAATGGTAGCCTTGACATACCAGGATTTATATATTCTGAAGTTACAATAAGAGATTGGGAACAATGGACAGACTACGCAGTAGGAGACATAGTAAAGTATAAAGAATTTAACTATGCGGCTGATCAAGTTGTTCCAGGATCAGAAACATTTGACTATAATCAATGGACTAGATTAACAGTAACACCTGAAAGCAAACTTATGCCAAACTTTGAATATAAAGTCAACCAGTTTGCAGATTTTTATGATTTAGATACAGACAATTTTGATGTTACTCAGCAACAGCAAGCACAGCATCTTATAGGCTATCAAAAACGTAAGTATCTTGAAAATATTATTAATGATGAAGTAAGTCAGTACAAGTTTTATCAAGGTATGATTAATGAAAAAGGCACACGTAATAGTCTTGACAAGTTATTTGATGTTCTAAGTGCTAACGATAGAGAAAGTTTAGACTTTTACGAAGAATGGGCTATCAAACAAGGACAGTATGGAGCTTCAGAAGGATTTAACGAAGTTGAGTTTAGGTTAGATGAAAAGAAATTTAAATTAAATCCACAACCTATAAAGCTAACTAATGGCGATGATGTTGAAGGTCTTGTTTATAATATTAAAGACTACGAAGTTTATAAAAAACCTTTAGATTATACTAACACATTTTTACCATCTAAGCAAGACTTAAAGCAGTTTACTCGTACTCCTGGGTTTGTTAACCTGTCAGATGTAAAAACTGTAGTTGCTAATTACAACGATTTATTAAATTTAGATATTAATAATTATAATAATAAAGACTATATATGGGTAGGATCTCAAAATAACTCTTGGAATGTATTACAGTATTATGCTATTGATACAACTATAATTTCAATTGAAACATTATCAAATAAGTTCTCAGATACGTCGGCTACTTATGAACTGCAAGTAGAGCTTGATAACTCTCCAACTGATATCAAAAAGGGAGACGTTATTGGCATATTTAATATACAAGTTGATGATAATGAAAATGATGGTTCAACTGAGACAGAAACTAATAACACAAAATTAAGTCCTTTAAACGGATTTTATAAAGTTTCAGAAAAACAACTTAACAAAGTTTATTTAGAATCAAATATACAAATAGAAAAAATTGCAAAATGTCAAGGACTATTAACAGGATTTAAATCTGTAAAAGTTTCAGATTATATTTCAGCTAATAAACTAACACAGGAATCAGTAAGTGACGGTTCGTTAGTGTGGATTGAAAATTCTAAAAATGACTGGAAAGTTTTAAAAAACAAACAAGCATATAATTTGCTACAAAAAATACCAGCAGAAGAAACTGGCGATTCTAACAACTACGGAAGTTCAATTGCCCTTGATGGCAGAAATAGTATTATGTCAGTAGCTTCGCCAACAGCCGACAGCAACGGAAAATTGTTTGTTTATAGTAGAGGCGGAAACAGTCAAAATTATCAATTTACACAAATTGTTGAAGGAAACACTGCTACAGCAAATAATAGCGGACAGTTATTTGGTACAGGACAAGCTATTAGTTTAGACGGCAAATATCTAGTTGTAGGCGCTCCAGGAGCATCAAATGTTAAATCTAGATATAAAGGCGAATACCAAGAATCGTCAGATTACGACAACACTGATATTGTACAATATGATGGACTTTTATGGGAAGTTGTAGTTGATATACAGGGAGCTCAAGCTGAACAATTATTTGGTAGCTTTGGTTCGATAGCAGAAGTTTTACAAAACAATAATATTTTTGGAAACGAAGCATTTTTTAAAAACATGCTAACAGGTAATTATCCGTTCACTGCTTCAGAGGATAATGCACACCCGCAACATATACTTGTAAGAGCACCAGCTGATCAATATTCTGGTACTACCGCAGGAGATGTTGTGTATATGGAATGGAACGAGTTTACGTCAGCAAATCAAGATAGACCATATACAACTGGGAAGTTACCGTTTAATAATGAATATCCTGCAATAACACAAGAATTTTTAGAGTCTGGATTAACAATTCAGAAAAAAGTAGATGTTATATTAGAAATACCAATTATATCAACAG